ATAAATTTTTTCATAATTAAGATTTAAGTTTTGAGAGGTAGTCGTTATCAGAAACATCTTCACTAGTGTCTTCTGGGACAGGACTACCTTGAGTAGAAGGCATAACACACTCGGCTACCTTCTTAAGATCTGCGTAATCTTCCTTCTTTACCAAGGCATAGATATCATGCAGACTTTCCATCCATTCCGCAACCTCTTTCTTCGATCCCGTGGGGGAAGGCTTAGGTCGAGGTTGTGATTGGTCATACTTTGGCCATTTACCATCCATAACTTTAATGATCTTGAAATCATGACCATTTTCGGGATCGGTAATGTCCCCATAATCCTCATCCAACATGGCACCAATAATCTTCTGAAAGAGGATTACACCAATTGAGAGAATCCTAACTTCCCCAGACTCACGATCTACAACATTCATGTAGTAACGAGAGCGAGGCTTGATTTGACGGGCAGTATCCTCGTCTTCTTTGCGCTTAGTCTTCCACAGCGCAAAATAAGTATCACATAGGGGGCAATTTTCCCCTTGGTGACGCATACAATGATGGTTACGAATGTTACCTTCATTGTCAGGTACTCGGTGAATCTTAGTTTCCGCATAAAACTCCTTATCCTCTGATGCAGAGGGGAGAATGCGAATAACATTAGTACCTTCTTGAACTTGGTAGAAATTATTTAGAAAATCGTTGCTGTTTCCACCTCCAGCAGCCTTAGTAAGTTCAGCGTGTTTTGCTCGTAGAGCATCTAGATCAATAGCCATTAGTTATCCTTTAGTTAATAGTTGTTTGGTTAGGCAAAAGCCTTTAGTTAGTTATAGTGGTTTCGGAACAAAATGTTCCACAAATTAAGAATAAAGTTTTGTTTCAGCCCTAGTATTAGCAGAGATCTGTACCAGCATATCTTTCTTGTGTTGAAGGGCTTCAACAAGTCCTTTTAGTAAACTTAATTTATACGATAGTTCGATAGCATATTCAGTTTTTTCTTTGTAATCAGGCAAGGAGATAACAAAAGCCTCTAAGGATTTCTCAGTAGCCTTCCTACCAGTTCTTAGACAAGTTTCCTGCTCATCCTTTCTAGAAGTAGCAACAAATTGTGCTAGATCAAGTTGAGACTTATCATACTCACGCTTGGCTACAGTTAGAAGACCCTGATAGTAAGAATAAATAGAGGCTTGCTCAATAAGTTCGCCCTCGACATTGTTTTTATCAAATCTAACAATAGCATCAGAAATCTCAATATAATTCTCCCAATTAAGATCCCTAAATGCAACCAGTAGTGTTTCAGCTTTGTTCATAATAATCAATAAATAATAGTTTCCAGAGGTTGGGGTTTAAATTCCTAAGCATAAGCATTGATCTGCAACAGGCTTCTGTAATAAACTCATTTGAAGAAGTAAGAACATCCTCTTCTTTATCATGGTCTCCACCTAAGCCAAAAGTTTCTAAGAGCGCGTGGCATATCTCATGTATTATAGTGGCATGAGCTACAGAATCTGGCATATTTTCTTCTAAAGTTATAACATTCTCATTAAAATCTGTTATCCCGTAGCACTTAGAACCTTCTCCGTCAATTAAATTCTTCTTAAATTTAAAAGTAAACTCGGCCCATCCTACTGTCATATGGGTAGGTAACTTTTTTAAAAGACTATCCTTCTTCACTATCTTCAAACTCTTCCGTAGACTCTGACATTCTAAGAATATTATAATCCACTATTGCAGGAACAATAAAGCGTTGTCTACTATTCCTAGATTTCATAACATATACCCGCATTCTACCATTATCAAACTCTTCCTCAGTCTGGTTTAATGAAATAGCAAAATCACAAGTGCGAATTTTTCCATACGCATCAGCAAGTTCAGCGTCCGTAATAATATTTACAGTTCTACCCTGCCTATTCGTCTGGGTTGCAGTCCAGATCAAACAGTTATTTTCTACACCTAATCCTCTAAGTTCTTCCGCTACCCGTTGTTGTGCCTGATACTCTGCCATACCTTCTGTAGTAGGACGAAGCAACTCAAGGTAATCCACAATAATAATGTCTGGGGTGAAATCCTCAAAGTTTTTTAGTTGATTTAGAAGCACACGCAAAGTATTAACATTTGCTAGACCAGTAGGAAACTCTTTAATCATAAGTTTACTTCCTGGGAACTCATCCTGAAAGACCTGTAGCCTTTCATGCAAAGTTAGCTGGTTACTCTTTAGTCTAGACTGAGGAATAAGTGTCATGATTGAATCAAATCTTTGAGCAATCTTATCCTCACTCATCTCTAGAGAAACATATAAGACCTTTCTCCCCTCAATAAGTGATTCAACTCCTTGATTAACCAGGAATAGTGATTTTCCAACCCCTGCTGGTGAAACTACCATGCCAAGCTCCTTAGCACTCAGTCCTCCCTCTAGAACACGATTCAAAGAAGTGAAAGGAGTTCTAAACTTATCAGTATCATCATTATTAAGAATTCTCTCCCACCGTTCTTTTACGGAGGGGAAGTAATTCAACCCATTATCTACTGATCGACTAATGGTTAGAGCTTTTCTGACAACTTCCTCAGTCTCCTCTACCCTATTTTCTTTAATAAGTACCAAGCAATCCTTGATGGCATTTTTCATAGCCTCACGCTTGGCAAAATCCTCAATAAGATCTACATAATAATCTTTGTTATTAATTGTAGAAGTATCTAAGGAATTAATATAAATAAGCTCATCCTCGTAATCAGAAAGATCCTCAGACTGCCGCTTCTTCTTCTTTACATCCTCTAGAATAAGATCATCACTAGGAAGTTGCCTATACTTCTCATGGTAATCTGTAATTGTAGAGAATATATTTTCGTGAACAGGGAATTCAAAATACTCTCCCTTAACTAAGTTCACAATCTGACAATAAAAATCATCATCAGACTTTAGTAGATAAATAATACCTCGTTGAATGTTCTCAGCAAATTCGTACATTATTTTTTTCGTCGCATTTGGTCAAAGTGTTTAGTTGCTATTTGTTGTGCTTGTTTATCTTTTTCTGAAAACTCTTTTTGAGAAAGCTTTTTAATACTTCCCTCTTGTGTTAATTTTTCTATATTGGGTTCATACCTAGCATACGCCTGCCCCTGATTCTGCATAGCCCGTTTAGACTCAGCAATATGTTCATTATAATATCTATCTGCCGTATCTTTATCCCAACCATCTTTAGCAAATTTTTGTAGTCTACTCCTGTTAGTATGAAACTCGTACAGGTTCTTCCCTCTAAACTGAACATTAGGTGCTGATCCAAAATATCTATTGCCCCTCTTACCGCACTCTGGGCATTTTGTCCACTTCGGGGCCTTGCCTACTCCAGCTTCCCTTTCCCAAAAGATGCTGCATTTATCACAAGCATACTCAAAGATAGCCACTACCCACAACCCCCCCCAGCCAAGCTACAAACCGTCCCATCTGCTACAGCCTCTTCAGCCTTTTCTTCTTTTACTTCTGACATATACTTAGTTACATTTTCTTGGGTTAGAGGGATAGCCTCCAGCGGTTCATTCTCTCTAGATCCCGCTTTATATAGGGTCAACCCTTTGAGGTAGGGGATATAATCAAAAATCATGTCAGCAAGTTTCTCATCTTGATAATCCTTCGGGAGATTAATGCTTTTTGATAGAGAGGAATCTATACATTTCTGGATTGTAGCCTGAACTCTAATATGATTCTCTGGGGAGACATCATAAGCCCCAACAAAGGCATCTAAAGGCTTACCCTCTTCATACCATCGTTTAAACATGGGGTCAACCACAATAGTTTCTTTAATGACATTCCCCTCTCGATATCGTCTCTTGTACATAGCGGAGAAGATTGGCTCAATTCCAGTAGATACACCCATGAGCATAGAAGTTGTGCCCGTAGGGGGGACTGTTAGAAGAGTAGCGTTTCTAATCCCATATCGCTTAATAAGCATCCTAATTCTGGCTGGGAGTGTTTTAGCAAACTGCTCTTTTAAGTATTCCTTGGATTCAAATGCTGGGAAGGGGGATTTGTCCCTAGAAAGATACATACTGGTCATGTAGGCTTCATCCCTGATGGTTGTAAATAATCTCTCAAGAAACTCTAAACACTTATCACTACCATAGACGAGGTTTAATCTAATGAGCATATAATGAAGCCCCATCACTCCTAAACCTACCCTCCTGGTATTATGGTGTGTCTTTTTACATTTATCCAGAGGGTAAGTATTTACCGTTAGAATATTATCTAAGAATCTAACCCCAAGTCTGATTGATTTAGCCAGCCTCTTCCAATCCAAATCTGATCCATCCTCTAGAACCATGTTAGCTAGATTAATATTACCTAGGCAGCAAGCTTCTCCATTCTCTAACCATAGCTCCCCACAAGGATTAACACAAACAAGTTTAGAGAAATAGGAAACATTAGTATAAGAGTTAGCAAAATCAATATTAAGGATTCCTGGCTCCCCAGAAATAACTGAATTCTCCCAAATAGTATTCCACAGAGTTTTAGCCTTAATTACATCTTCACGAACATACTCAAAGGTATCATTCCAATGCTTTCTATACTGCTCCTTTGCTCGACCTAAAGCATCCTCCTTATCAAAGCCTAGAATAGTAATCTCATCTGATTGTCCACCCTCACTTACTCTTTTAAAGACATAAGGAAAATACTTCTTATTATTAAATACAAAGTACCAATCATCATCAGCCTCTACAGCCTCTAGGAACCTATCCGTAATTGATACAGAAATATTAAAATTAGTAAGTTCACCCTTTTCTAATTTTACAAAGAGGAAATCCATCAAATCTGGGTGAGTTATCTCCAAAGTAGCCAAAAGGGCTGCTCTTCGTGATTTACCAGCACGGACATGATCCCCAATTTTATCAACAAGACGCATAAGCTCAACTGATCCTGGGGCAGAATTTTTAATGTTAGCAATATCATCACCTCTGGGGCGGATCTTACTAAAGTTTATTCCAATCCCTCCCCCAGCACATGAAATAGTATAAATATCCCCCAAAAACTCCTTAATGCTTGGTACAGAATCATCTGGTTGTAAGACGAAGCAATTCATCAACCCTTGATTTCTACGCCCTGCCCCAAAAATAATCCTACCTCCAGGAATAAAATCACCAGCAGCCATAATATCATTAAATGCTTTGCTATATTTTTCCTTATCATCATCTGGTTCGGGAGAAGCAGCAACTTTAGCTATTACTTTAGTTCTTTCATTCCACCTTTTTTCACCAGGATAAGCATAACGAGATTCAAAAATATCTTGCCCAAGCGCATCTAATTGTATCTGTACCATATTTTATTTCCTTAGTATTTTGGATTCCCCGGCGGTCTTTATCATAGTAATTCTGGGGGCAGAATCTAGTAGAGTTTTTAAACTTTTATTATGAGTTATTAAGAATATAGTCTGATTCTTCTTCAATTCCTGTAGTAATAGGTATAGTCCTTGGATACCCTCATCGTCAACATTTTCCGCTACTTCGTCCATAAAAAAGATGTTAGACTGCTCTTTCCCTGTTAAATCTAAAAGGCTCTGTAGCCCTAACATGATTGCTAGGTTAACTTTACGCCTTTCACCGCCTGATAATGAGATATAATGAACAGGTTTATAATTGTTATAAATTTTTTCATTTAATTCAGAATCAAACTCTATCCCAAACCTTCCATTGGTTAAATATCCCAGATAAGTGTTACACTTATCGTTTAAAACATCTAATACATTCTTAATAATGTGCTTTACTAATCCGCTCTCAGAAAATGCCTTTTCCCAAAAGCGCATAATCTCATAATTCTTAATATTATGGTTTTTCTCTAAATCTAACTCCGCTACTCTAGCCTCTTTGTTCTTAATCCTCTCTACATAATCAGAAGCCTTATTTAACTCTAAATTCTTAGCATACTCTTTGGAAGATATAGGAATCTTAATTTCATCTATCCTATATTGGATAAGTTTAATTTGCTCCTCTTGTTTCTCAAGGGACTCTAGATATTTTATATTTTCTTTCTCTAACTCCTTCTCATCACTAGAGTTATACTTATCCCCATACTCCCTAAGACAAGTTGGGCACTTATTCTTATCTCTCTTCTCCTCTAGGGCCTGCTGCTTAGTGTTTTTCTTGGGGTAGAACCAAATAAGCTCCTTTTTCTCAGCAGATAACTTGGTAACTAACGCTTCCATAGATAAAATATCTTCCAAGGAATGCTTTTTTAATATCTTGGCAACACTTTTCTTAACCTTAGTATTTGAAACAGACTCTAATTTAGTTTTTAAACTATCTATATAGTTCAACAACTCATCAATTACAGCAGAAACATTTTTAATATTTGTATTATACTCAGATTTTTGGCCCCTAATCTTATCCCGTAACTTAAAAAGATCCTCTAAGTTTAGGAAATTTCTTATGATTAGTCGCTTATCATCAGTACTGGCCCCAAGGAAGTCTGTATTGTTGTGTTGGCCGAAGACCATAGAGGCTAGAAAAACCTTGTAATTTGTACATAAAATCTCCTCCAAAACGATCTGAGTAGCTGCCATGCTACTCTGAGTCAAACAAGTCTCTCCATCCCATACACGAAGAAAAGATGGCTTTTTTCCACGCTCTATTCTGATGGTATCATTTAGTGTAATTGATACCTGACACTTCTTCCCAGCATCATTATTAACTAGTGCGTCCTCCGTGGATTTCCTGATAGTTTTACCAAAAATAGCCCAAACTACAGCCTCAAATAGAGCAGATTTTCCACTACCATTACTCCCACCACTATCCTTGTTTTTTCCCTTAACTAAAACAAGACCAGAATAATCATCAAAACTCAACTCCTCATTCCTAATGGAATAGAAGTTTTGTATTTCTACTTTATTGATTTTCATTTCGCAATAAACTTAGACCCTCTAACAAATCCTCCTTCTCCAGAGAAGTGCTAGAGTTATCTATATAGTCACTAATTACCTCATCAGTAATGGCAAAAAGATTTTCTTTTGGAACATAGGTATTAGGGGTATCAAAATCAGACACAGATTTATATTTTATATCTAAAACACTAATATTATAATCATTCAAGATTTTAGATGTAGCAACCGAGTCTTCTGTAAGACTATTAATATACACCCTTAAATAGGTATAATAATTCTCATCATTAATAAGGTCTTTGTTCTTCTCCAAATCATCTACATCAAAAACTAGATGCCTTGGTCCCCAAGATACAGGGAACTTCTCAAAATCTATACTATCTTTATCAATAGTAAGAACACCATAATATTTCTCAACATCAGCGTCCTGAAAAGAAACTGTATAGGGTGTTCCTAAAGTTGTAACTAACCCCTTCTCACAATATCCATGGATATGCCCCAAGAAAGTGAGATTATTAAAGTTATCAAGAGTAATATCAGAATCGGCATCACCAAAAGAGTTATAGACACCAAAATAGCCGAAATGCCCAAAAACAATATCATCCTTAGGAACTTCCAGCAAAGCATCTTTAATAGTTTGATTATCTTCATAATGTGGAATAAATGTCGCGTGTTTATAATAACCTAAGTTAAATCTAGATATGTGGGTTATTACCTCCACATCCTCATTAGAGGTACGATGTTTACTTCTAAACAAGCTTAATGCCGTGATGCCATCATCTGCTTTGGTCTCAGCGTCATGATTTCCTTTTAGAACAAAGACCCTACATGGAGAGAAATATTTTAGAATATCTTTAAAGGCTAACATTACACTAGGGGTTGGGCGGCGATGCATAAAAACATCACCTAGAATAATAACCCCAGTATAATGAGAAGTATCATAAGTCTTCTTTATAGCCTTCACCTGGGCCTCTAATTGGCCCATATACTTATTCTCCAGATGAAGATCCGTAATAAGAAGATATTTTTGTTTAATCATGCCACAAAATAATCTTGTATATCTTGAATATTCGTTACTTTACTTTCGTCATACTGAACCTCTACCCCATCCCCAAACGAGTACCCCACTTCAGTCTCAATAGCAAGCGGAACATCTAAATCTATCCCAAATTTCTCTCTAGCGTAAGGGTAGTTTACCATCTCATCATAGATAATCTCACAGGCAGATTTCACCTCTTCCTTAGGAGAAATTAATTCAATACTATCATGAACA